TCAACACGTTATCCGGCTGCCAATAGTCATACTGCTCCTTCGCCTTGCGCTTGAGGTCAGGAAAATCCCACCGACCCTTCCTCACATCCATCAGCAAAATATTAGGCCCAGAGTCCTCGTCAGGAAAAAATACGCCCCAGGTCGTAATAACAGAATAGTCCGCCGTCTCCTTCTTAGAGTACGCCGTGTCATAAGATTGGATAATATAATCTACCGAGGGCAGATACTCCTTGTCCCAGATCTGCCACCACTCCCGCTTCAAGATCGCGCCCTCATCAGAGGTAGGCTTCTGCTGGTACATCGCGTTCCACTTCTGCACCGACATCGATGCCCGCACCGCGCGCAACTCTTCTAGATCCCAGTAACTCGGCCAAAGGGCGCGCTCATTCTCCTCGTGCTCGTCAAACACGGCAGGAAATTCTATGACCTCCCACTGGTCGGCATTAGAATTGGACTGAGACTTGAGCAGCCGCGCAGTCAGATCCTTGGTTCCCCATCGCGTCATAACAATAACAATGGCGCCGCCAGGCTGCAGCCTGGTCCGTGGCCCAGAGGTATACCATTCCCAAGCATTGTCCAAGGCCAACGACGACTGCGCGTCTTGCTCCGAGTGCGGATCGTCAATGATCAGCATATCCGCACCACGACCCGTCATCGCTCCACCAACGCCCACGGCAAAATACTCACCGCCCGCGTCAGTGTCCCACCTTCCGGCGGCTTTACTATCTGCCTTCAAGGCAACCTCTGAAAACACCTCCCTATATCGATCGAGGTCCATGAGGTTACGCACCTTACGGCCAAACCTGACAGCCAACTCGCCCGTGTGCGTAGCCTGGATGATCTTGGTTCGCGGCTCACGGCCCATGATGTAAGCAGGAAGTAGATAGGACGCGAATTCGGACTTCGTGTGACGCGGTGGCATGTTTACGATCAAGCGCTTGAGGCTGCCATCAGCTATCCGGTCAAAGGCGCGAGACATAATCTCGTGGTGGCTGCTGATTATAGCTTCAGGCCACACGTATCGAGAGAATCCTAGAAAGGTATTCTGTGCCTGCTCCTGTCCTTCAAGCAAAGCCAGGCGTAGCTCAAGTTTCAACTGTTCAGCTTCGATGTCTTGTGTTCTTGCAGCAGGGAACATGGAACTCCATTTTGTAGAAATTTGTAGAAAATTTTAGGGAGATTTATTTTCCAACATAAGGGGGTGGGTTAGCAAGGAATGTTCCACATGGAACATCGGTCATTTTTGTTTTGGGCAGAATTAATTGTGTGAAAACTGGCTACGGCTGTCTTGCTGAGAGGTGGGCGGCGGCCGGCGCGACCGAGCGAGCGTTCGGTCGGAATTTGGTTAAAAAACGACCAAAAGGGACCCGTTGCGAATGATTCGCATTCACTATTTCCGGTAATATTATTTACCGGAAATAGTGGGACTACATCTTGTGCTTGCTTCTAAGATCACGCCTATTCGTTGATCAATCTTTAACCAGGCACAACATGTAGTGTTTTGGCCGACCTTGGGCCAGGGCCCGCCGAACGAGCGTTCGGTCGAAAGTGATCAAAAATTGACCATTTTCGATCAAGGCCTAGCTAACCGTGATAGCTAGGCTCGGTTGTTCAATAATAAGGTCCCATAGGCCTAACGATAGCCTAATAGGTCCCTATCGCGGCCACAGGAGCTCTAGGTGCTTGTTATACGTCCGAGCGCAACAACTGGGACCGTAGATCCTCCCAATCTACGGCATTGAGTGCCCAACTAGCTACTGCAGGCGTATCTACGCCGTGTAGATACAATTCCTGGGCTTGGCTGCCGCTGTACAATAATAAGCGCTTCTCGGCGAGCTTAGTCGTCGCTTTCGGGTGCCATTCGATCAGAATGTACGTCGGCAGGCCTATCGTCGAGTGGCTCAACGCGAATGCTATCTGATGTGGCGACAGTCTCACTTTCTTGCCCCTGGTCACCACTTTGAGCTCGATCAACACGTATTTCGTCGGTGGCAAGGCTACCAGGCAGTCCGGTAGCCCCAAGTTCACGCGGTTCTCCAGTCTCACGATTAAAGACCGCGGCAGTTTCCTCAGCCGCTTGTGGAGTAAGCCTTCGGGTCCGCTCGCCATCTCTCATCGCCTCCAGCATTGTATGTGGCTCGGCATCATCCTCTCCGAGCTGTTCAGGTGTTATGTCTAGGATAGCAGGCTCTACCTTAGAGCCGTGCATGAGCTTGAGCTCTTCAAGCTTCCGGCGTACCTCTTCTTTCGGCATGCTGTCGATGCTGCCCGTAAGTGTCAGCTTCTTTTCGATGTAAATTGATCCCAACGCCTGGCCTCGGCGGAATTCAGCGCTCACAGCAGCGCCGAAGTTACCAGCCTCCATGGCCTTATCCCTGATGACCTGGAGATCACGCATATGTCGCTCGAAATTTGTACCGTACTTCTCAGCCTGTTCGTAGCGATAGTCTTGAATAGCTCGGACCACCTGCGGATATTGTTTAGGCGCAGTGAGTTGATTAGCTATGATGTGAGCTCGTTCTTTTGGATATCCGGCATTGATAGCCGCCTGGCGCAGCGTAATCTTACCCTCCTCGTCACATAGCTCCTTGATAAAGAGCCACTGCTGAGGTGTCACAACCCCTTTCTGTTCATCGAGCGGAGCCACGTCCGCATCCTTGAGTTTTTGCATAAGTATTTGCCGCCTTGTCTTTTTGATCGGAACGGAGTTGAAAATTTCACGCATTCTTTTGCTCACTGTACTCGCCTGCACACCCAGCCGTCATCGGCAGGCCTGACAGTGAACTTACGGCCATTTTGCTTGCGACAGAAAGTATTAGCAGCGTTGCGCGCCTTCACTGCGGCATCGTTCGTCAGTAGGACAAAGAAATCGCCCATTATCATGGCTCGAAATGGGTACAGTTTCTGGCCCGTCAGTCCGCCGGCTCTGCGCGCGTGATGTTGCCGTGGCGTTATGCCAGGCAGTGAGCAAGGTTCGTCTTTTAGCTTAGGCATGCCATTTCTCCAAAAAACCATTCTAACAGGGTTATGGTACTCTCCTATAGCATTGTATTTCAAATAATGACTTCGAAAAAAAAAGAAACTTAAAAACTGAGGACGTTTCGTACCGTTTTCTTTTTACCATCACGTCATCACGTCTAATAAACTTTAACGTAATGCTAACGTAATGGCTACAGACCATACACTCTCTACCTATACAGCCGTTAAACGCTAAAGAATTGTCTGTCATTAAAACAAAAAAACAGTATTCATTTTCAAGGAACCATTCTATAGAGAGGCTCCGTGGCCCCTGGCCCATGGCCCTCGGCCCAAGTACCCCCAACCCCTATGCTTTATGGGCTTCCTACAAGATCCGAGGCCCTTTTACGCCGTTAAAAGGCTCCTGGCCCGAATTCGGACCCAGATCTTCCACAAGCCGCGGTCTATGGGACCTCCAGCGCGCATCACGCCAAACATTACGCCTCATCACGTCAAAACGTAATTTTTATCAGTGTTTTTCAGCAGCGTAATTAACTGTGATGTTCATTAAAGTAGTTGCGCGTAGTTTAAATAGATGATTTAATACCTTTCTTGACCGAAAACACACAGAAAGGAAGAAAGACATGAAAGCATATTTCTCAGTACTAGCCGGCCCCCAGGGTTACTCTCTTGCCGAGTACACGGTCAAAGAGGCGTTTGGCACTGTCTACTACACAGTCCCGGCCTGGGTTAAGACAGCAGGCGAGTTTGATCAGATCATTCCGATCAACTCAAAAGGCGACTACTGCGGCCTGTTTGAGCGCCGCCCAGCAGGCACTGCTCAAATCATTTAAACATTTTAGGGTACTCAAATAACCCATTTGAGTACTTTGACAGAGAAAGGAGAATCAAAATGACCAACGAACAAATCCAACAAAAACAAATAGAGATATCGGATCTCGCTGATACATATTTAGACAAGGCGTTAGCTAACGGCGCGCCCTTTACAGAAGGTTTGTGCAATTGGGCAATAAACAAAGCAGAGCAGGAACTAGGCTCAGTCCAATACAACTAAAACTTTAGGGTACTTAAATAACCCATTTGAGTACTTTGACAGAGAAAGGAGAAAGGAATGCAATACGCTTACTTTAAGGAATTACCCGTCGGTACGTTGTTCTCGCTGAACGGGACGCGGTTCTCTAAGCGCTCTACCAGGACGGCAGCGCTTGTAGAGTTCGATCGCTGGTTCTATTTCGGCCAGAAAGATCTCTGTGTAGTCGGCCCATATTCCAGGCTTGCGGCGGATTATTTCACACAGAACGACCTTGTGACGAACATGGACCTGGTCCTTGATCCAAGCAAACCGTCATTCATCAAGCAAACGGTGTAGGGGGAAGTATGGCAACGGCATATGCAAGGACAGACACAAGCGGCAGGATAACATACGGGGATGACTACACGCTTGAAGCGTCAAGTGTAGACCTCACTTCGACGGCCATTGATAAATGGGATCGGCTGGAGGGGCTTTTTTACGAGAATGTCTGCATAGAGTATTTTTTTGAAGAGACCGCCAAAGGGAATCTGCTGTTCCCACACCTGGGGCAGTACAACCTTTTGATAAATCACGTCGTTAGGGAGCTCGGATTAGATCCCGATGCTAAGAAAGACATGGTAAAGGCTCGGCACTACGGCGGAATTCAAGAACTAAAAGTAGGCGAGCAGCGGTTCCTGCTCTCTGGATATAAGATCTATCACAAGCGAACGTAATAGGGGGAAGTATGGCAACGGAATATATGCTTACTAGAGAAGACGTTGAAAGAAGATTGAAAGAACGAAAGCTTACTAGAGAAGACGTTGAAAGAAGATTGAAATTGAGAAAAGAAGATGTGGTCTTCTACGAAAGCCTGTTAAAAAACTGGCCGGAAGATAAAGTTTTGGGCAGTGGGTGGACCGCCATTCAAGTACTCACGCCAACTTACCCAGATTCTAAGGTACTCAAATAGTTTATTAAGGCTGTTGCGGCATTAATTGCATAAAAGTAGTTGCGCGTGGAGCACAGTAGTGTACAATATCTGTGTTGGCGAAATTAATCAGAAAGGAGAAGGAAAATGGAAACACTTCAAGACCGTTACAATATCTACGTTGCGTGTATGGAGGGCAGCACCTCCTACATCAAAACCTTTGACGAGTGGTTGAATTCCTAACCACTCAAAACTAGGGTACTCAAATAGCTTATTTGAGTACCCTGACACTAGAAAGGAGGTTGTTGAAAAAGTTTTCTTATATCGGTAGAGACGGGTAAATAGCGGACTTGATGAAAGCGTTCCCCCCTCTAGGGCAGCCCGTAAAGCTGTGCGGTAGTGGATATTGGGTCGCTCTCAATTGAAGCTGCCGGTGTAAGGAAACTCTTTGAGCAATCACTAGAAAGTTTAAACAGAAAGGAGAAAGTAAATGAAAACAGTAAAGAATTTTTCAGGTGAGAACCAGATAGCCTATCAGCAATCTGACATAGAGAAGCTCAAGCAAGAGGGCGTGCTGACCAAGGCCCAAGACCTCTGGCTTGAGGAATTTCGTAGGCAGGGCGCTGAGGACCGTGGTACGTGCTGCGGGGGTAAGGGCATAGAGATCTGTTACATAGGACCTCGAAAGAGGAACTATGAGTACGCCAATCTCATCAAGTGCCCGACCGGCCAGGGCAATGTCTCGGCGGCGGAGTCAGTGGGTCCGGCTATAGAGTACTTAAAGTCTAAGGGCATCGAGTGCAAGTACAACGACGGCTGGATGGATTAGTGGTCGAAAGTAGTTGTGCGCGTGGTCCAGTAGTATATAATATCTGTGTCGGATTCGCCGACACCTAGAAAGGAGAAAGACATGTCAGCTTACTTAGTAGATTCAAAAGATTTCGCAGTGATCGCTCAATATGCTTTTAAATCAATGCGTCCCCCTTACTACAACCTCGATAGCAAGACAGAAATTGAAGTCGAGGACGCGCCTGCCCTAGCCGTGCTGCTTGCTCAAGAGAACATCAAGTCCTTAGAGCACCGCTATCCGGGTAAGCCTGCCGGCGGTTTCCTGTCGCATAAGGACCAGACAGTCACTGACTTTCTAGCCGAAGTGTCGCAGAAAAAGATACTTCCCTTTTCTCGACATCTGCAGGGCCGCTTTAACCCGGCTCATATCAAACGCATTCTAGGCAGCTACGAATATCAGTCGTGCGAGCACCCAGACTATTACAAATCTGATGCCTATCACGTCGTGCGGTGCCTCAAGGACCAGCTCCTGGATACGCTCTGCGAAGCTTATGAAATTAACCAAAGAGAGGAAGCGTAATGAAACTAACTGCCAAGTGTCCTTTGAATACCTTAATTTTAGTAGCTGGAGGAGAGATCTATAACCTTTCTTCCTACGCCTCAAAAGAAGAGGCGTGGGAGGATGAGAAAGAGGAGTGGTGGGTAGAGGGAGCTGAGACCTTAGCCCAAGCACGAGAGGAATTCATGTCATCTCTGTACGAGTACAGCCCGGAAGAGGTTGTGGCAGCAGCTCTGGACGACCAGGCGTGGCCTTTTGATTGGGGCTTTGTAAAGGAGCAAGAACTATGAAACCAATTGCAATTTTTAGTTTTTGGACCGTCATTGGGGCAGCCCTGGTCCTTGGACCGTGTGCCTCGGCACAAACCACCTTCACCACTATCGGTGATATTACATTCGGATCTGACGGCTCAACGGCCACGACGATCGGGGGTGTGACCTTTGTCAGTGGTGCGAGTCCGGTGACTTACCAGGCGCTGGGCTCTGCTCTGCCGGCCAAGAACTCCACCACGTCGAGCACTGTCAGAAAGATAGGGGAGATCACGTTTATCACTGACAGCACCGGCAAGATGAGCACGGTGCAGAAGATCGGCAGCACCCTATTCATAAACGACGGTGGCAAGTTGAGCACTGTGCAGAAGATTAGCAACACTTATTTTTTAACTGGAGGAAATAACAAATGAAAATTGAAACAGATATACCAGTACCAATCAGTACAAGAAGCAGGAAATATCCTTTCTTGGACATGCAAGTCGGCGAGTCGATTTGGTTTGATGAGCAGATCAATGGAAAGGCTTACAGGTCCGCTCTGTCAACCGGCTCTCGCCATGGTCTAAAGTTTGTCGCACGCAAAGAAGACAGCGGCATTAGAGTCTGGAGGTCCGAATGATGGATAATTCAGATCACGAAACTCAAATGTTAACCATGGTAAAAAGCCACTGTGATCATATGCAAGGCCAAGATAGACTGTTCATTATCGACGCGCTTAGGAACGCTATAAGCGACGTTGAGAAAACGATAGACAGTCTATCTCAATTAACTAGGGAAGCGCGCCTGGAGGGCTACCGGCTCGGTAGGTCAACGGCTAATAAGGATTAAGAAGTGCATTTAAAAGCATTGATTGAAATTAAACAACAAGAGCGGGAACGAATAGCCGACGACATTAAAGCTTATCTGGCAAGAGGAAATTCCATCAGAGTCTACCCTGTCGGGACGACGGGGGTAGATCACAACAAGGGAACTGTTGTGTGGGAAAAGACGCTCAAACACAAACCAAAAAAAGGCGAAAGCATATGAATGATGACGAGGTAGCACAACTGAATTTATTTAGTGCGTTAGCTATGCATGCTCTGATCACTAACGGAGCCCTGGGCGCAAATGGTTCGGGCGCCCTGGCTATACGCTGTGTTGAGATTGCGGAAGACTTAATGATCGAGATAGCTTCAGCGCAGGATCGGGCACAGGATTAATGCAAGGACGGGGGCTCGTCCGAGTCCTGCATCCAAGTAACCTCCATGGTCTGCAGGAATTTCTCCTTAGTCACTCCTGCGTCCCTAGCGGCATCGGCGAGCATATTGCCTAAGACGCACATAAGCTCTGCTCGCGAGGCCCCCTTCTCTTCTTCTAGCCGTTCGACAGTAGCTTGAATTTCGTCATAAAAATAAAGCATGACTTTCTCAAATTCTTCAAATGTTTTCAACAGTCGTCTCCCTTAATATCGCATCTTCCCACGCTCGGCAATCGACACAATACCAGCCTTTGCGTACAGGTGTCAGGCCCTCATCCGAGGGCCGCGATACAAAGCCAATGATCTGCTCCATCTCACCGCCGCAGGCGCAAGGCTTTTTAATTAAGTCAGTCATACTTTGCCGGCTCCACCTTGTGCTCGGCAACAATGCCGTGGTGCGCTTCGACCAGG